GTGATGATCTTTGCTTTTGAGGGAAACATCCCGGCCCAGATCGCCGATGATCCGCTTCACTTCGGGTTCGCTGGGGTACGCCTGGTCGCGGTAGCTGATGATCCAGTTGCGGATATGGACGCACGCCCCAAGGAAATCCCGGAAGAAGTTCGACGCGTTCGCCTTGGTCATCCCGGATTTCTCGATCCGGTAAATCTTGGTCTTGCTGCCCTCGACGATCTCCTTGCCGTCCCAATACGTCATCAACCCTTCGATGAAGTGGTAGGACCGCTCGTAGTTGGTCTGCGAGAAGTGCGTGGCGTAGGGCGGGTCAAAGTACGCGAGGTCGGCCTTCACCTGCGGGCCGACGTCCATGATGTCGCCGCACGCCGCCCGGCAGGGCTGGCCATTATCGAAAGCGAGAGAGTTGATCGTATGGACGTTGTCGGCGAAGCGCTGCTTGAAGCGCTCCGGGTTGTCCTGGCGGTCGCCGTGCGGGATGGTTGTCCCGAAATGCCCGAAGCCGCCCTTGCCGGTGATGCAGGACTTGCCCAGGGCGAAGAGCGCGATGTCTTTCTTGAAGCCGTCGGCGGGGAGCTTGTCGATGTTGGTGCGGATCGTGTCGATGATCCCGTGGACACCTTCGGAGAAATAGATGCCCGCAAAGTGCTTGCGGACGAAGTCGCCCGCCTGCGGGTTGTCAGCCAGCAGCGCCGCGATCTCCTCGTCGGTGACCGTCTCGCCGGGGTTCTCGATGATGGCGCGGGCGATGTGGTAGCAGTACCGGAGCTTGTCGTTGGCCGTGACCGCTTTGCCTTTTTGCTTGAACATGAAGCCGACGACCGAGGACCCGGAAAAGAGGTCGGCCACGGCGCGGGCGTCGTCCGGCGTGTTCTCCCAAATGAAATCGATCAGCTTCTGCTTGGAGCCGATGTAGTTGGTGACATACCGGCGCTGCTCCTCGGAGGCCTGAGCGGACAGTTGCTCGTCGCCGAACAGCGCAAGCTCCGCTTCCGCTTCGAGCAGGAAAGTCAGCCGGTCCATGTCGGTTTGCAGCGCCACGCTCGCTCCACAAAACAAAAGCCCCGGTGAAGCGGGAATTTTTCATCCCAACTTCACCGGGGCTCGATGGTTTCGACGACCCCGAAGGTCTATGCGGTTGTCACAGGTCCTCGGGCTTGATGTTCCGTTCGACCTTGATGTTGCACAACTTGCCGTTCTGGAAACTCAGCGTCAGGGTCCCGAAGAATCCTTGGGCTACGAGCTTCTCGATGTAGGCGAACAGCTTTTTCATAAGGGCAGAATATGGGTTGGGTTCAGGAAGGGCAAGTTCGTTTAGTGGAAGTTTTCACCCCGCAAGACTTCCACCTTATTCATTCATTGTCGCAGTCGTAGACCTGCTCGACACCCTTCGCTGTGTCGTAATTTCCAAAGACAACCAAAGTTAGTTAAGGCAGATGATAAAATAACTATTGCAAAATTTAGAAGTCATCAATAGGGCCGGATTGAATATTTGGAATTTGGTTTGGCTTCAAGTTTATTTCAATCCAAAAACGCGAAGTCCCGAAATCATCATCCACTATCAAATATTCGATCCTAATCTGGTGATGTTCATTTTTAGAAACTTCGATATGCATCTCCTGTGCAAATACATCAATACTGGAATTTCGGCCTATTACGTATCTGTTCCCATCCTTCGAGGATTCAAAAGTGAATGCGTCTAATGTTCTGGTTTCACCTGAAGGGATTTCAATAAAATATTCTTTTCTATGCTCCCATTTCAGCAAGCATCTTTTAAGCTTTTCCCAATTACCTGCTGCTTGGCGATTGTCTAGCATGGCACTTGTCATATAAGCACGACATCGATCAGCCCATCTAAATTCATGATTGTTAGTTACATCGATATGCCTCATGGTGGGTTCGGTTTCATGAATATCTGGTCTTTTTTCGCTAATCCTCAAGGCAAGCTTGCCCTGGTAATATTTTTTATTTACGGCACTATTTAACTTATTAATTGTAGTAACGATTTCTTGATCTAACCTTAAGTTATTGCTGTAATTTAAACTGAATGAATTTATTATATCACGCAAGTTTATCGAATCCAACTTCCTGACCTGCAGATTCTTTAAAGGTGTTCTAAATTTATCTACTGTAAATGTTTCGAGACCCAGAAGTGCAATGGCCTTTCCACGGGCGATAAAGGCTCCGACCTCAAACGCTATCCAAGGAATGTCAATAGAGTCGCGAGATATAAGCACAATTATACAGTCAAAGGTTTTTAATGCATTTGTTATTGTCTCAAAAAAGGGCTTCCCAGCCATGATGTTAGATGCCGCAAAAATCTCAACCGAATGGAAGCTTTGAAGAAATATTTTCAGAATCTGGGCACATTCCTCATCCTCACTAGCATAGCTGATGAAAAGCCTCGTTGGGATATTCGCGCCTGATTCGGTCATGGAAGCCTCCTTTCCTTGATTGTGTTCAACAAATATGCGAGAGTCAAGCATTGTCTAAGTTGGAACGACACCTCACGTTATCTCGTCGACTGCCTGCACAGCCTTTTGGTCGATAAACGCCCAGGGATTCAATACTTCGGGGATTTCTCTATTTTTTCTAGAACCGCCTCGATGCATTTACCCGAGTTCTCGTACTCGTCGGTCTCCACGGTCTCGCCGAACGCCCCGCGATAGGGCGAGCGGCTCTCGCGCCAATATTCCAGAAAGCCTGAATTCAGGCAAGGTTTAATGTCCTTTTCCACCCACCCGTTGACGAGCCAGTTGACCTCATCCTCACGCTCCTCAAAACCCGGCGGGTACCCGGCGTCGAATCCCGTCGGCGTCACGACCCACACTCCGGCTGGCACGTAGGGATCGACGCCGCGCTCGTGGCGCTTCTCGTCGAACACATAGTCGATCATGTACCGCAGTTTCATCTCAGTCCTGCCTTGGCCATCGAGCCGAACTCGTCGAGGATCGTCTCCAAGCATTCTTCGACACGCTTTTTCATGGTTGCCAGCCGCTTCATGTAGGCGGTCCATTCCTCTGCCAGTTCGGGGTCCTCCGACGCGCAGATTTCGTTGATCACGATTTTTACGCCATGTTCGTCCCACATCTTGGCACCATAGATGCGACCGTCGACATCGATCCATTCTATTCGTTCCACAAAATGCAGGTGGTTCCCATGCATACTCGCGCCGAAGTCGACGAAACCCCGGTCGATCATCAGGATCGCATAAATCCAAGACCTTGCCGATCCATCGGGACCGATATTCGGCTTCGCTCCAAGTACTTCCAATCGATATGGGAAGAATGTCAGACTTCCACCATCGTCGAAAAACACGCCGTTCCAAAAACCGTCGCGGGTGATGCCGTCCAGGGTTTCCTGGACACGCTTGATTTCCGCCGTTACATCGACCGGTGCCATTTATCACCTCACAAAAACGATATCTTCGATTTTACGCCCGTCCTGCAGTCGGTTGATGCCGCGATTCTTGAACGCCGCGAGCACTGCCGACCGCTCCGACGAACTTTTTGCCACGATGCACTCCAGGTTATCGAGCAGAGTCACCGTGTACTTGAATATCGTCTCATCGCTGGTATCCCGGCTGACGATCCGCTTCCAATCTTGGATGAACGATTTCCGGTGCTTGCGGACTTCGTCTCCGGTGCAGCGACCGAACTTATCATGATCATACGTGATCGAATCCATCCGGCGCAGCAATTTTCGTTTGAAGTAAAGTCCAGGTTCTCCAGGTCGCGCCGCTGTTGGCGTCTTGCGAATGCGCGTGAAGAAGTATGTCGCGCCGCCGGATTCCATGTCCGCGACCGGCGACATACCGCCCGGTGTGATTCCCAGGCGCATTTTCTCTACCGTGGAAACCATCGCGCCGTTGTTTTCAAGCGCCAAGTTGAGGAACTCGGCCACATCGCCGTCGTTGGTTAGCCGGTGTTTCAGTGAATACTCGCCCAGTTCTCGATCCAGATCAGCATCAGTGATATCAAAACGCATCTGGACCCTACGCCCCGCGCCTTCAAGCTTGCCACGCGTCGCATGCTGGAAGCTGCCGAAAGAATCGTAGTGGGGCAGCTTGGATATATCGTCCACGCCCAGTTCCTCGTTCCAGAACTGCCGCAGCATCTTCACCTGGGCCTGTTTTGTGTTGAGACCCTCGGCTTTCGTCATCGCACGCTTGAATCGTGGGGTCTTGTCGATTCCCTGGATGTAGGCCTGTTTCTGCAAGTACATGAACTCCGCATCCTCGATGCTTGCCGGAGAAGCATTCAGGCCCAACCGCTCGACCTTATCAAGGGCTTTTTCGACAGTCTGGGGGTTGCATAAGCCGTCGATACGGATTTCCAATTCACCCGCCGATGCGAAGATGTCCTTGTTTCCGGCCCAAGGGCGGTAGATCGCGGTAACACCATCCTCGAACTCGATCTCGAACTGTGTGCCGTCGGCCATATAGCGCCCAAAGACCGACGACAGATCACGCTCGGTGCCATCGGTAATGATCTCGCCCGCCGTGTTCGTCCGCTTCTGCATGAGCACCTTGCTTTTGCGGACGACCATATCCTTGGGCTTGGGAACCTTGGAAACATCCTGCAGATCGGGCATGGTGCGCCGGACATATTGCGTGAATGTTGGCAGTTTCGAAACGCCGGTCTTGCCGATCTTTACGACATCGACCGTCTTCTGCATCTCGCGCAGCATGTCCAGATACTGCTCGGCCATTTTCGCCACTTCCGGGTCGCCCTGCGCCGTCTGTTTGACCAGGCTCTCCCAATGTGACATCGCCTTTTCGATTTTCTGGCCATTGAATACCTTGTCGCCCAAGTGGTGGTTGACGCTTTTTATGGCGGTTAGGATGTCATCGAAAAATACATCTTCTGGCAGTGGGGCGCCGATCTGCGGCAGGATCGTTTTCTTTCCCGGCGGCCCGGCTTTGCCGAGGGCCTCCAGAATCTTGTCCTCATGTTCGGGGCGCACCTTGATTTGCACAACGGTCTGCTTGCCGGTGACCTTCGATCCCTTTTTTACCGTCTGCTGGAACACGAGCGCGTTCTGGTCCTCGATCTGGTCGACGTCGATGGGGATGGATTTTCCCTGCCATCCGGCCTCGGCGGCTTCCTCGACCATTCGTTGCTCATGCAGACCCAGACGCGCCGCACCTTTTTTCGCGGCCTTCGCGTCGAACGAAAATCCCGGCAGCCCACGTTTCTTCGCCATCTTGTCATAGAATTTCTCGAAGTCGCTCCGGACGCTGTGCTTGCGGTCGAGGGCCATCTGGTAGAAGGCGTCGAGTTTCGCCGATCCCTTCTTGAACCGCCGCTCGGCATAAGGACGAAGCATTTCGAGAAACTGCTCATCGGGAATTGCCTCGACCCGCTCGATGTAGGTGAGGGTCGCCTGCAGATTCATGTCGATGCGTTTTTCAGAAAAGGCTCGCATCACCGTGTTGTAGTAGGGCTCGGAAGCGCCGTAGGGCGCGTTGGGGTGGTAGGCGATATCAAGAGCGTCGTCGCCGAGGAACTTGTACAACTGCCCTTTGTCGATTCCGTACAGATGGCCGTCGGTGCCGCGCAGAAAGTTTTCCCAGTGGCCGTCGTGATTGCTGATCAGCCAGTCGATGACGTGTTCGCGCTGGACCTGCTCCAGTTCGGCGGGCAGCAGATCCTTTGGATCGATGCCCTTGAAGTCCTTCTGTGCCTTGAGCTTGGGAACCATCCGCTGGATCGAGCCGACTTCCCCGTCCAGTTCGATGAGCCGGACTTCGACAGCGTCCGGATCGATCAGGCGGCCAATGCGGTAGGCGACCTCGTCACCGTGGGCGCGGAAATCCTCGGAGATCGGTTTGAAGAGCCATTTGTTGCCCTGGTCGTCGTCGTAGACGTATTTGCGGTGCGCACCGCCGAGTTCGCTCCGGACTTCACGGCGATTCTTGAACGGCTTTCTTGCCTTGATCTTTTCCCACTGGGCATCGACGTCCCGGAACGGTTCATCGACCGGTGCGAGCTTCGTCGGATTTTTCGGCGGAAGCGGCGACTCCGGGATGCTGACGGGCTTGGGCGGTTCGGCGGCGGGCTTGGGCTTCGCGGTCGGGGCGGTCTTTGCCTTTTTCCCGCCATGCTTCTCGGCCCACTTCGCCCATTTCGCTTCGACCGAAGTTTCAACCTTGGCCAGTTCCGCTTCGTCGAAGACCGTGAACCGGGCGATCAGTTCGTCTTTCGTGTGCCACTGGTAGTGCTTGAGCTTGGTTTGCTGGGCGAGCTTCTTGAGGTCGTCCAGCGACATGTTTTTGACCTTGGCTTCCCAGGCCGCGATCTTTTGGGCGAGTGTTTCCGAGAGCGGCCCAACTTCACCGGCCGCGATGAAATCCGCATGCTGCGTGTACGACTGCGCCGCCTTCTTCGCTGTATCGAGAAAATTTTGATAATGGGTCGGGTCTTCCGGCACTGTCACCGATTCGATGGCCTTGACCAGTTCGGTCTTGTGCTTGACCGCTTCCTCAACCGCCTGCACCGCTTTCTTGTCGATGGAGAGCGCCTGCTGAAGATCTGAGATCAGCATTTCCTTCGGCTTCAGCTTGCCGATCCCGAACTGCTTGATCTTGTCTTCAAGTTCCTGGCCCTTGAGCATGAAGTGCGGCTTGGCGGGGTTGGGATCGAGCTTCTCCAGTTCGGCGATGAAATGGTTCTTCGTTTTGGCAATAGAAATGCCGTGCTTCTTGGCTTCGTCCTGCAGTTGCTGGATGGTCATCGACGCGAAGTCCGGCAGCGTTTCAGCCGCCTCTTTCACGATGGCCGCGTGCGCCGCATCCCACTGCTTGAGCAGGGCGATCAGATCATCCTTCGTGCAGGTCTTGCCGATGCTCTGCTTGGCAACTTCGGCCATGATGTCCTTGGTCGCCCAGGTCGAATAATCGATGCCCGGATTCTGCTGGCCGAGCAGCTTGATGAAATCAGCCTTGGTCCGGTAGATAGAAATCCCACGCTTCTTACACTCATTTTGAAGCGGCTTGAGACCCAGCGATTCGTAATCACCCTGTTTGATCGCCTTGTTGGTTTGGGCTTGCTCGGCCTTTTGCGCGCCAGCGACGTTGTGGACCTGCTCGGGCGTCATGAGACATGCGCCGGCAGCATCCGCCGGTCCCGCCATTGCCTGTAGCTTGAGCGTTTGCGCCGAACAGACCCGCAAAGGCACGGCGGTTACTGTGCAGCGGCAGTTTGGGTGGCGGGGCAGCGGAGGCGTTTTGTCCACTGGAAATATCTGCCCGTCCAATGCTGAACAGATCGGACACAACCGCTCGTCGGCCGCGACCATCCACCGGACCTCGCGGACGCCGACCGTGTCGTAAAACTTGAGCCTCCCCTGGTTATGAGCCCGCAGTATCTCCGTTCGGGCGATCAGTTCGATGCGCTGCTGCGCCGAGGCGAAAACGGTTTTGCCCGCCTGCTTGAAGGCTTCCTTGTCCAGGATCACCGAGCCGATGTTTCTGGCGATGTTCGGGATGGACAGGCCCTGCGCAATCCCGACCGTCAGCGCATTTTTCACGCCGGTGAGCAGATCCGTGGAAACCTGACCGGCCAGCTGGACGTCGAAGCGCACCAGAAAATCGAGCGCGCTTTTGTCCATGAGGGAAAACGCATCCTTGGCCAGTCGCTTCGCGGATTCATCGGTGAGGCTGTCGTATCCCGGAAGACCGTGGACCTTTAGTTCCAACGCGCCCTGGGTGATGCCTTCGAGGTGAGATTCCTTGGCGGCGGCCTTCAGCGCAAGGGTGTGCTCGGCCTTCAGCCTCTTGATGGTGCCGTCGAGCCGGTCGGTGAGCGCGGCCAGCCGAATCTGGTTGATCTTTTGCCCGGGCGTGAGGGCGCCGAGATCGGCGTACCGGAGCAGATCGGCCTTGATCCGCTTTTCGGCCTCGCGCATAGACCCGACCAGCGCCGCAACCTGCTTCTCGGTGTACAGGTCGCGGGCCGCGAACGACGAAGCAACCGCTTGCTTGATGCGTTCGGCCTGGTCGAGGGCGACAGCCAGCATTTACACCGCCGCGTGGCGATAGAAGCGGCAAGCCGGGTCGAACAGCGATGCGTCCCGCTCCAGCACCCGGCAGCGGTTGCTTTCCTCGTCGAAGTGCAAACAATCGCTGCAGGTCTCGCCGGAGGCGCGGGTCTTGGCCGCCGCGTCCGCGTACATAGCCTCGACCGCTTGCTGTTCATCCTGCTGGATCGCCTGATCCTCGGCGGCGTCTTCCATCCCCAGCAGCTTGCGGGCCGACGCCGGGCTCATGATCCCCAGTTGCACCAGGGAGGTCACATCCTTGATGTCCCAGTTCATGTCGACCAGGCGCTGCTCCTTGGCGCGGTTGGCCGACTCGACCTCGGGATTCAAATCCATCTTGGCTTGGAGCGTGTTCTTGGAAATCAGATTGCGGTCGTACAGATCGATGAGCAGCCGCTTCTGATCCACCTCACTGGTCAGGTCCAGATCCGAGAACTCGTAATCCACGTCAGCGTCGATGCCCTTGAGTTCCATCCACTCGTAGAAAATCCAATCCAGAATCCGCCGCGCGGCCTGTTTGATCTCCTTGAGCATGATCACCATCTTCTGCATCGAGACCGAGGCCGTGGCGAAGTTCGGGCCGTCGCCGGTCACGATGGAGCGCGCCATGCCGAGCGCCACGAGAATGTCCTCTTTGACCTCCTTGACCTTGCGCTCCGTATCGAGGACGTGCCCCTCGTTGCCGTAGGTTTCCGCCTTCACGTAGAAAGGCACGACGAGCCCGCTTTTCAGGTCCATCTTGTTCAGTTCGCCGCGTAGCGTGTCGATCATCTTCTGGTGCGGCATGATGACTTTGTCTCCGAACTGCCCGCCGACCTGAATGAAGCGCAGGGGCGTCGTCCACCGCTTGGCGATGGCGCGCTCCGCTTTCCGAAAATCCCGCAGCAGTTCGATGGACTCGAAGGCGGGCAGCACCAGGCTGTTGCCGCGCGGCGAAAACTCCGGGGCGTTCCACTTGATGTGCAGCATCTGGTCGAGAGCCAGCGATACGCCCTCGTCCCCGGCGTCGAAGGTGCCGTCGGCCATTTCCTTGCGCTGCGTGGCCTCGGTGAGCGTCCCGCCCACGAATCTCAGCTTCACGCTCACCGGATTGACGCAGACGACCTTGGCCAGATCGTCGCCCTCGGGCGCGCGCTTGAGATATCCGATGCAGTCGCCCTTCACGAGCAGCTGCAGGATCATGTCCTTGACGAAGCTGTTGAGGTCCAGGCGGTAGAACATATCCCGCGCCTGCTCCTGCGTGGTTTCGTCCTCGCTCGACACGCCGACCTCGTCGCCCAAAGCGAAAACCCGCCACGAGTTGATCGTGTTGGAGACGATGGGTTCTTCGAGGTAATACTCCCACGCCTTGGCCGCGCGCTCGTGCCACTCGGCGGGGATGGAATCCTTGACGCCGTGCTTCTCGAACAGATTGGGCGCCAGCGCCGCCGCCGTGCCCATGCGCGAGGGGTCCAGGATGATGGCGAAGGACGCCAGCGGGTCCGGAGTGTCCGGAGCCTGGGGCCTGTTCTTCTTCGCTGCTCTTTGATCGTTGTTTCTCACTGTCACTCCTCACTCAATCGAAAATCGGGTCCGTGGCCATCGGCATGATGCAGACCTCGACGAAGTGGGGTCCGCGCTTCTCGAATGCCGTCCGCTCGCGCACCAGGGCCATGCAGCGCACGGCGTCGATCACATGGTCGTTGCCCTTGCTGTAGGTCACGCGGCCGTTGTTCAGGGTGTAGGTCTGCGTAGCGAACTGCTCCTCCATCGGACGGTCGGACGCGGCGAAAAGAATGTCCCGCCGCTGCATCGAGCCGTTGATCAGGTCGGTCATGTACTCCTTGGTCTGCTTTTTGATCGCCTTGCCGTCCTCGCCGTATCCGATGACGGTCATGCCGCCGAAATCGAACCCCTTGAGCCGGTCGCCCAGGTTGCGCACCTTGAACTTGTCCAGGCTCGTCAGTTCCTGCGCCACGGC